CTCCACAACATGGGCTGGTGCCTCTGGACCTGACGACCTTACGCAACGAACTCGGCGCGCTAAGTCTACGATTTCCATCGCTTACATTACCCCCCAACCAACCTCCCGACGCATGCCCGAAGCCGAGCTCCCAACGGTCCGGGGCTTATACAAGTCACAAACGAAGACCCGAGGATCTGACGTTCAAACAGCGGCTCCTAAATCCGCGATCCTGACTTCTCGGTCTAAACAGCGTCGGAAAACAAAACCTGAGTTTGCCGAACCGTGCGTGCAGCGGCCTACCGCTAAATCAGGGGGCGACGCCTCCCTGTCACGTCGGATCGAGGGCAAACCACCCAAGAAAAAACGCACCTTCAAAAACTGGTGCGACTAGCTCTCCTTACTCTGGTCTTCTTTCGGCCTGCCTGCGGCAAAGGCCAGTCAAGGACGGGGGTCCCCTCTGGGGGTGTCCGCAGAAGCCGGGAGCTATACTCCTTCCTCTCAACTCTCCAATTGGGCCTTTGGCGCATCGCTTACCATCGGAGATGCCAACGAAACAAACTGGATGTGTTCAAAAAAAACCCGAAGGGAAACAGGGGGTACAGGGGGTCTCCCCCTGTTCTGGGGTCCGGGGGGGAACCCCCCGCCTGCCGCGTGCAGCGCTCGTTCTTAAAACGCCTCACAACGTACGCAAGTACCACGCGACTTGACAAACCAAGCTCAAAAAAAACACAACAAAAGAGGAAAGGAAAAAACATGCCTCTCATCTGGTTTATCCTGATACTCGGCATCGCTGGTGGCTTCATGCTCACGGGATGCGATTACAACGCTCAACCCCTATGCCAATCGAACTGCTATGCAGGCGGCGGTGATGATCCGCTGACTATTGGCTCTTACTGAAAGGACAAAAAACATGGACCCCATTATCGGTGCCTCTCTTATTAGCGGAGGCTCCAATCTATTGGGCGGACTTCTCAACAAAGGGCCGTCTCTCTCTGATCAACTCAAACTCATGCGACGCACTGAGGAAAAAAAGTACAAATGGATTGTGGAAGGTGCGCAAAGAGCGGGGTTCAACCCGCTCACAGCATTGCGTGCGGGCGGTGGTCAAATGACCCAGGGCCTGCAAACGCCTCTGTCAACCGGGGCCGTCATTGGCAATGCGCTAAACGCTGGTATCCAAACCGGTCTGAATACTTGGGCGAATCGGCCTGATCCGATAGAACAAGAAAGCCGGGTACTGGACAATGAACTCAAGAAACAGCGTCTCAAACAGATCCAAAACGAGGAAGCCCGCTTCGGCCAAGTGCCGGCGGTGCGCACGACTTCGTCGCAAACTCGCGTCAACGGCCGGAACCCTGCGACGGCAACTATCCAAACGGCGCGGTCGAATCCGGTAACAGATCCGATTGCGTACGATGCAAACGGAAATCCGATCGATGCTGAGACATCGGCGTACGGTTCGTTTCTCTCCGGTGACGTCTTTCATGACATGTCAACGGGCATACAACGGCAATTTAACCCGCCTCCCTTGCGGCAAGCTTACTCTGAATGGCGGTCGAAAATTCGCAATGCTCCGACCCAACAAGTTCGCAAGGAAATCGAGGCGGCAATGGAGAAGGACATGAAAAGGCGGGCGGATAAATACTACGGTCGGGTTACACCGATCAACAAACCGCCCCTGGTTTCGACCAGCGTGCTTCCCAGGCCGCGTCAACCTCGGAACTACATCCCGTATCAACCCCGCACTAGCTTCGGCAACGTGCAATAACTGTCTCTGAAAGGACAAAACATGTATCAACAGCAACGGTCCATGTCGCTCGCCCCGCGGCAACTTATGGATCAAAACACGCGGCGATCTCCGATCGATCACGCGCGGACAATTCGCACCGACAATGTGAATGTCGTCACGTCTTCGAAGGGCGGGTATTTTGTTCCTCTCAAAATGATCCCGCTGCTCCGCGAAGACGGTGTGATGAATTCGCGTCTCAACGTGAATGTTCAAATGGCGGAAACGGCATCGATGTTGCTTAATCCGGTACGGGTCAATGTCGGAGCGGCCCTGGTTCCAAAGCTTGCCTTCGAACGGTTCCACGATATGGGAACCATCAACCGTGCTTACAACGGTCAACAGGAAATCGACGGCTCCGTCGTGCCCTGGTTTGAAAGCTACCTGAACAAAACGGCCAAGATTTTCCAAACCCTGGGCCTTCACTTTGACCAATCAGATTGGGTCAATAGCGATTATATCGAGGCCTACAACGTTCTCTGGAACTTCCTGGCTGAACAACGCTCCCCGTCCATCGATAAGCGCTTGCGCTACGAAGGCGGGCTGGCGTCGGCGTTCTGGGAACACAACCAAATGAAACACGTCAAACCGAACTTTGACGATGCTATGTTGCAAGGCACGGTGCCTCTTACAAACCTGGCGCGCGAAATTCCGGTGAAAGGACTCTCCCTGCATACCGAAGGCCCGTCGCAAAACTTCACCGACCTTAAAACAACGGGCAACCCTGGCCCGACAAACTATGACGGGTGGGTTATCCATCGCGGCAGTGTCGGAACGGGTGAAAGCCAGGTAGTGATCAAGGAAGACCTGGATCGTCCTGGTTGGCCCAATGTTTTTGCTGAACTGCGGGAAAACGGTATCGAGGTGTCTTTGGCTAACCTCGATCTAGCACGTGAAACAGCCTCTTGGGCGCGTTTGCGTGCTTCGTATCAAGGCATCAGCGAAGACTGGATGATCGATCAGCTGCTGTCTGGTATCCGTATCCGCGACGAAAACTTGCGGCATCCGATTATCCTGGATGAACGGCAGGCGGTTATGGGCATGACGGAACGCTACGCCACAGATAGTGGCAACCTCGAAAAGTCTGTGACCAACGGGCAGACCTCGGTGTCTCTGTCTCTCCGCGCTCCGGAAATCGAGTGCGGCGGTGTTATCGTTGTCTACGGTCAAGTGCTGCCTGAGCAGATCTATGAGCGGCAACGGGACTATTACCTCCAGGCCGCTTCGGTTGATGAACTTCCGAATCGGACAGCGGATGAACTCGACCCTCAACCTGTGGAAATGGTTCGCAATGGCGAGGTCGATAGTTCGCACAGTCAACCTAACGATTTGTTTGGCTATGCTCCGCTTAATTCGCGGTGGCAACGCAACGCGCCTAACGTGGGCGGCAAGTATTATCGGGCTCGGCCTGATGATCCCTGGTCGGAAAACCGCAACCGGATCTGGGCTGCCGATGTCGTCGATCCATCTCTGGGCGAGGACTTTTATCTGTCGAACGAGCTGTCTCACGAGGTGTTCGCGGACAGCAACAGTGACCCATTTGAATGGTGGATCAACGGCGATGTTCGCGTTGCTGGTCTTACGTACTTCGGTCCTGGTATTCGCGAGAGTGAGGGTGATTATGATGCCGTTATGGATCAGGTGGATCTCACCCGCCTGAAGGGTGACGGATCTGACACCCCTCCTCCGACAACCCAGGAACCCGTTCAGCCGAAAGGTGACGAATGAACCGTTTCGTTACAAAGAAAGGGTGGGCCGCGCTGGAGCGCGGCTCACTCTTGTCTATGCATGGTCGGCGCAAGCTCACCGTGCGTTGCAATATGGAAACCGATATATATTTGGTAGGCGAGGATCTCGAGCCTCTCCTGGTCGGTCGTGGACTGGGTGAAATCGAACTTGATATTCACCCGGACGGGGATCTCCGTTTTGACACTGACGGCCACGTCTGGGTTCTTGAGCCTGAACAAAACCAGGACAGGCGGCAACTCTCCGACACGGTGTACACCTCGTTGGATCGTCCGCCTCCTTTGTCGCCTGAGATGGCGGCAATTCAACGCATGATGCGTCAAAACGAACTTGAGCGGGAACGCGACCGCGAGATGATGAAAGAACTGCAAAATGATCGACGTAGAATGGCCGCTCGCTCTTCAAGTGAAAGCTCTTCACGGAAAGGTGCCGCCGAAGATCCGGCGCCAGTGGGCCAAAACACAGATGCAAGCTCATCAAACCCTGAGCAACCGCAAGGCGGTGGTGATACAGAATCGATTATTGTCGAATCTTCTCGAACCGTGGCAAGCCCAAAGCCCGCTAAATAGCGCCGTCAGAGCCTTTCTTAAGGACAGCGGGGGGGTCCACCTACCATTCCTCGCTAACGTGCTCCAGCGGCGCTCTGGTGGCTCCTACGTCGAATTCATGCACTATGACTTCGGCATAGATTTGAGCGCTCCTGAATGGACGCTTGTTCACAACGTCCTGCGCTCTGCCGCCAAAAAACACCTGCTCAAGCTCCGTTTCACTCTTGAGCCTAACCATTTCGTCCTCGAGTAACCGCTCGGTACGAATAGGAAACCGACCCTCCTGCCCCAAGCTGGATGGGTCGGTTTCCGCCCTTACAACCTTGTCTTCTACTGCGCAACTGACACACCATTGAAAACACAAAAGAAAAGCCGCCCGTAGATGTGCACAACTCCGTTAGAAGTGACCATGGATAAATTCGGTACGACCAGGCACGTCCAGTGCCGCAAATGCGATGAATGTATGGCTGCGCGTAAGCGTCATTGGATCGGTCGCCTCATGGCGCAAGAACAGACCTCAATCGCTACATGGTTCTGCACGTTTACCTACGGCGGCGGGGACGAAAATGACAAAGCCGGATGGCTGGATTACTCGGACCTGCAAAAGACCTTCAAAAAAATGCGCCGCGCGGGCCATAAATTTAAATACCTCGCCGTAGGTGAGTATGGCTCCAAAAACAGTCGCGCGCATTGGCACGCAATTATCTACTGGCTGTCAACGCCTCCGGATCTCCCGCTAGGTGTCCGGTTGAATACGCCTGGCAAAGATCCTGAATTTCCCTCCTGGGAACACGGGATTGTTCAATTTGAACTCCCTCGCTCTGTTCAAGGATCTGCGGCTTACATGATGACGTACCTGGACAAGGACGCTCTGAAAAAAGGTCTGCTCAAATACTCAACGCGACCAGCTCTTGGTGAAGAATACCTTATGAAATACGCGGCAGAACATGCCGCCGAAGGTGTCGCGTTGTTCAATAACGGCAACCATTACACGGTGCCGAACAACCCTAACCAAAACGGGAAACCCTTTTTCTATCCTGTGGAATTCTCGTCCTCGATGTTCCACAAAATGTGCAAAGCCTACCTCGAGGCGTGGGCGAAACTTCGGCCTAATCAACGCCTCCCGCTGTCCCCTTCCTTTTCGGATTGGATGGTCGAAATCGCTCAAGATCCTGAGGACCAGGGCTTCTCTAGGCGGGTTCTCGCCTATCTGTGCAAACAGTACGATTTAACCTTGACAATTCCATATCAAAAAACAATCACGGTTTTTGATGAAGGGTGGCACATAGAAACCACGGCGGGATCTGCCGCCGTGGTAACCACCAAAGAGGACCATGAAACATGGCGCGAAAATCTCGGAATAATTCCGGACGATCCTCGAATCGTAAACCCAGAGCTCAAACTACTGGCACTTCACGTGCTTCTAACACGCGCTCCACAACATGGGCTGGTGCCTCTGGACCTGACGACCTTACGCAACGAACTCGGCGCGCTAAGTCTACGATTTCCATCGCTTACATTACCCCCCAACC